AAGTAAAGAGATAGTAAGAGTAAGAAGTAAAGAGATAAGAATAAGGAGATAGATAAGAATGAGTATAAAGATGTAAAATGTATATGTGCGAATTTGAAAGAAATAAACTCTATGTTATATGTAAGACCCCAGCCAAATTAGAATAAAAAATAACAATAAAATTTAAATAATATAAAATATTATAATAAGTGTTCTTGGAAGCCATAAGTGGCTCAAGAAACAAGTTCTGTATAAAAGAGGCTTGTTTGCTCTACCTAAATGGCTATAGAGTATTGCTCTCTCAAAAAAGCGATAGGTCCGCCATAAGCAGAAGAACATGACGCTGATGTTGCGTCATAGTCGAGAGTATATTATTAGCTCGATAAAAACGAGTACTCTCGAGTTGGCGGTTAATGGCTTTATAGTAGAGGACACATACATTTATATAATCTAATTTCTAAAAGTAATCATGAATAAACAATATCACATAAGGCAGTTAAGAGTTAAAGAGATTTTGGAAACTATTTTAAAAATTGAAAAAGAGGAAATGAAAATTGATCCAAAAAGATTTATATTTGAGATTTCTGAAAGGTACGGTTGTACGGAAAGGAAAGCGAAAGAGTATTTGAAAGTTGCTGAATTAAAATTGGAGTACGGACATAATGCCGAACAAGAACTACGAACGGGGCAGACGGAAAGAGTACAAAATAACTAAGAAGTATAAAGACTTAGGTTATGAAATAGCTCAAAGATCTGCTGGGTCGCATAGTCCTATTGATGTATTTGCGATAGATAAATCTACAAGAACAATTAAACTAATACAAGCTAAACCGGATAGCATGAGTAAGAATGCTAAACAGAAGATAATTGACGAAAATCAATGGCTAAATGGCTTATTTAAAGTAATTTTTGAGGTAGTCTAATGGATTATAATATATTAAAACCACATTTAAGCTTAGACGACTGGCAACGCGAAATAATTGCTTACGAGGGAAATGTAACTGTCAGAAGTGGTCGTCAAGCTGGGAAAAGTACTGCTATCGCGATTAAAGCGGGAGAGTATGCTTTAAAACACCCAAAAAAGCAAGTTATGGTTATCGCAAGTGTTGAGAGACAAGCTCATTTACTATTTGAGAAGATTTTAGCATATATCCAAGAAGTTAGACCCCAAGCAATTAAAAGAGGGAGAGATAGGCCCACTAAATCTAAACTTCAACTTAGAAATGGCTCTATTATCCATAGTCTTCCAACCGGATTAAGTGGAACTGGGATTAGAGGATTTACTATTGACTTACTAATTGCTGACGAAGCAGCGTTTATCCCGGAAGATGTTTGGGTCGCTGTAACTCCAATGTTAGCTATAACTAAAGGGAATATTGTTTTATTATCAACTCCTTTTGGGAGAGAGGGGTATTTCTATCGCTCATTTGAAGATAAAACTTTTAAACAATTTCATGTCTCGAGCGAGGAATGTCCGAGAAGAAATGACGAGTTTTTAGCTGAAGAAAAGCGGAGAATGACTAAACTCCAATACGCCCAAGAGTATTTGGGAGAGTTTATTGATGAATTGAGACAATTCTTTCCTACTAAGTTAATTGAGAGATGTATGAAACTCAAGAGACCCGAGAAAATTGAGAAATCTAAATATTATCTCGGAGTTGATGTTGCGAGAATGGGAACTGACGAAAGTACATTTGAAATAATTGACGCCTCTATTGCTGGAAGATTTAAACATGTTGAGAATTTAATAACTACTAAAACTCTACTGACAGCTACAACTAAGAAAATAGTTGAACTGGAAAGAAAATATGATTTTAAGAAGATATTTATAGATGACGGAGGAGTTGGGTCTGGAGTGTTTGATCCCTTATTAGATATTGACGAAACTCGGAGAAAAGTTGTTGCGATAAATAACGCAGCGAGAGCTTTAGACAAAGACGAAAAGAGAAAAAAGAAACTACTAAAAGAAGATCTATATAATAATTTGTTGAGACTTATGGAGAGAGGGGAACTCTCATTGTTAGATGACGCTGAGGTATTTCAAAGTTTAAAAAGCGTACAATATGAATATACCGACGACGGAAACATAAAACTCTTTGGAAAATATACTCACATCTGCGAGGGATTGATAAGAGCAGCATGGGGAACAAAAGACAAAAGTTTAAATATATGGATTTCTTAGGAATAACATGGCTAAAAGCATAAGATTATGGGAAAATTGTATAAGATATTATAAATTAGACGAGGGAACTGGAACAAGTGCGACTGACGCAGCCGCCGGAGAGACTGGAACAATCTCGGGAAGCGGAGGTTGGGTCACAGACGCTAAACTGGGGGATTATAGCATTGATCTTAATACAGTTCAAGTGACAATACCATATAGCGATAACTTTGGCGGCAGAAATCAAGTTTCTTACTGTTTTTGGTTAAAACCAAAGGCAACAAATTACAACACAAATTACAGACTATTACAGCAAGAATTGACAAACGACCATATATATATAGATATGGCCGGCGGAGAAGATTATTATATGAAAGTAGCTTTAGACGACGGAACAGATGAAGAATTNATCTTTACAATTCCTTACTCTCCCCCCTCTTTTCAATGGGTACATGTAGCAATAGTTTTTGATTGGGTAACTGATAATTGTAGAATATATCTCAATGGGATTGATAGAGCTTCTGACCCCGATATATCGGAGCTTGGAAGTATAAGTGCTGGAGCTAATATTATCTTAGGACCTACGGGTAACAATATGAACGCATATATTAGCGACTTCGGTATTTTTAACAAAGGATTAACTGCTGACGAAGTTTTAATGCTCTACAATAACGGAGCTGGATTAAATTATAATGTAGATCCCGGGAGGTTTTGCTCCGCTCAAGACGCAATATATAAAGCGGGAGAAAACGCAGACGCAACAATAACTGGAAAACAAGATGTAATACATAAATGGATTTCAGAATATCAAAGCTACATAAATGTTAAATTAAGATACAATTTTAGTGATAATTGGACTAATTTAAATACTGATGTTAGAGAACTATTAAGAAATGTTACCTCAAATTTAGTTGCTATAAAAATAATTTCTTACAATATGGCTGGCTATACTTCAAGAGTTGAAGCGGAAACCATAATTGATGTATTAAACAATGACGCAGAAAGAATGTTAAATATATTAGAACAGAACTCTTTAACATATATGGAGGAAGCATAATGGCCGAAACTGTACCAAGAATTTTCAGAAAAAAACAAACTTTCCCTTTAGAATTATCTGCTATTAAAAGCTCGAACTTAGGATCTCCGCAAAGTATTACTTCTGGAGGAGTTGATTTAACCGGAATAACTGCGACTTTTGAATTAGAAAATGACAGTTTAGTTCAAATAAGTTTTTCTGGAATGTTTAATACTGCTACAAGTGCCTCAAACTTCGCTATGTATTTAATTATAGATATAGACGGAACAGAAATTGAAGTAAGTGAAAGGTGGGCTACAAACTTTTTAGACGATAGCGGAGGAGGAAACGTCCGAACGTCCTCTACAAACAACCAAACAATATCAACAAACCATATAGCCGAGCTATCTTCTGGAAATCACACGATAAAAATTGTTGGTTATTTGCCCAACGGATCAACGGGAGATTTTAAATTTAATATAGGAGAAATGGATATTTTGGCTTTTGGAAAACCAAAACCCTTAAGAGAAAAAAACAATGGCTGAGTTTAATATAACAAACGCAGAAGTAGGAAACATGACTAACAATGTTAGTGATTACTCGGTTGATACTTATTTGATAGATAGCCCAACCGGACAAAAAGAATTTAGCTACACTAATACTAAATTTACTCAATATATGGGCTATTATAAAACTATTTCAGAACTCGGAAGTGCTATTGATACTAAAGCGTTTTGGGCTGTTGGAAAAGGTTATACTGCGGATAAAAAAACAGAAGCAGTATTAAGAAAAATTAAAGGCTGGGGAAAAGACACCTTTAATACAATTATAGAAAACATGGTAAGAACATACCAAATAGGAGGAGACGCTTTTGCCGAAATTGTAAAAGATAAGAAAGGGAGATTGATAAACCTTAAACCCTTAAACCCCGCAGAAATTAAGATAATAACAGACGAGAGAGGAATGTTATTAAGGTACGAGCAAAGCATAAGAAATAAGAAAAATCCAATAAGATTTGAGCCAAACGAAATATTCCATTTAGCATGGAATAGGATAGCTAATGAAATACATGGAACTTCTGCGATTGAAAAAATTGAAAACATTATCTTAATGAGAAATGAAGCTATGACAGACATGAAAGTAGTCTTCCATAGATACGTTAAACCTTTATGGATTTGGGCATTAGATACAGACGACGCAACAAAGATCGCAGCGTTTAAAGCAAAGGCAGATGATACTATTGCTAATTCTGAAAATATTTATATTCCAAAAGGAGCAGCAGAAGCAGAAAGAGTAAGCGTACCACAATACTCCACTTTAGATCCACTACCATGGATTGAAAACTTAACGCAATATTTCTTTCAAGCAACAAATATTCCAGATGTTATTTTAGGAAGTGCTAAAGAAACAACAGAAGCTTCTGCGAAGATTTTATACTTAGCATTTCAACAGACAATAGAAAAAAACCAACTCTTTATAGAAGAAAATTTGAAATCTCAATTAAATATAGAAATTGATTATGAATTTCCAGCAAGCATAGAAAATGATTTAATAAAGGATAATAAAAAAGACGGAGCAGTCAATATAGATAAAAGCGAAACTACGGCGACGACAAAGGGAAACAAATGAATAAAGATATAGAATTTATGTTAAAGGTTTTAAGAAATGGTTTTATTTTAGCTGGACTTTATTTTGTCTCGGTTTATGCGACGGGAAATTTAACCTATGAAATATTAAAACCCGTTATTGTGTTTTTCTTAGGATATATCTTTGCTGAACTTGCGAAACATTATGGACTACAACCGTCAAAGATTAAAAGCCGGAAAGGAACAGCAACTTTAATATTCGTATAAAGGAGGTATAGGGAAATGACAGAAGAAGAAAAAACAACAGAAGTGGCTAAAGAAGAAACTAAATCAACGGAAACGAGTGCTAATCCTATGATTGAAGAAGCAAAGAAAGCAGCTGGAGAATTAAATAAAGCAAACGAAGAAAGAAGAAAACTTTTAGATAGAGAGGAGAAACTTTTAGCAGAAAAAGCATTAGGAGGAAAAAGTGTTTTAAATACAGAAGAAGAAAAAAAAGAAGANACTCCGGCGGAGTATGCTAAAAGAGTTATGTCCGGAGTAATAGGAAATGACTGAAGAATTAGAAATAAAGATAGGAACTGAGGAAGAAGTTGCTTGGACTGAAATCAAAAAGAAAGCTGAAAGAGATATAAAAGAAAGCAAGAGAGCTATCATTATCGGAGAGGAAATCGTTAAAACTGCCGATAAAATGATTAAGCAAGAGAAATCTTAGTACCGCGATATGAATTTGAGTGGGGTTAAGTAACGCTTAAAGGTTTTTAGCAATGATAGAAACATTTATATAGTTTAATTATTCTATTATATTATGACTTTAGAAGCAACTTTGATGTGGGAGACAGAATTACCTATTCCTTTTACTTGTGCCGACGGAGCTGGAATTGAAAAAGG